AAGGCAAAGTAAACATCACAATCGCAGGTGAAAAACCTACAATTGAAGAGTCCATTCAGATTAATAACATAATTAGAAAAGCTCGTGGTGGACAAAATATATCAAAAGATGAACCCACAACTGGTGATAAGCTCGAACAATTGTTCGATAAAAATACAGGAATAAAGAGCAACTCACTTCGTTCTGCATTAAGTTTTGCTGAAACTAATGATGAAGAAGAAGCAATTTTAAATAAATTTGACTTAACAGATGATGATTTTCTTAGAGATAACAGAGGAAGATTAGCTCTTACACCCTCTGGTGCAGCTAAATTTGGTCAAGAAACAGATAAAAATATACTTATAGATGAAGAAGGATTTAGTCGTTATGACTTTTCAGATCTTGCTGGAGTCGCTCCTGAATTAGTAGCTGGTGTAGGTGGAGCTATCGCTGGTCAGATAGCTATTCCAATTCCTATTTTAGGTGCTGCAATTGGTGCTGGATTAGGAGCTGGAGGAGGTCAAGCTATAGAAGAAGTTGGCGAGGCTGTCGCTGGTGTGCAAAAACAAGACATTGGAGATATAGCCAGTGATGTTGGCAAAGAAGCAGCGATAGGTTTTGTAAGTGATTTAACCTTTGGATTAGCTGCTGGAGCATTTAGGGCTGTAAGAAGAGGTGTCACTCCTGGTAAAGATTTAACAAAAGCAGAAATGGATGTTGCTGGTAAATCTATATCTGATCCTATTGATGAAGCTGGTAATGTTATTAAGCCTGAAGATTTTAACAGATTATCTCCAGATGAAAAGCTTGCTGCAATAGAAAGAGGTGGTTTTGGTATTAAGCCAACTCTGTCTGCTATAAGAGCACCATCTATTGTAGCAAGAGTGCAAGCCATTGGTGAGAAAATATTCAAAACATCAGACAGATTAAAAAATAACAACGATAAAATAAAAACTATAATAGATACTTACAAACAAAAATTTGATTTAGGTGGTGGTGACGCTGTTAGCGTTGGAGATATTTTAAAACGTGGCATGGTCGATAATAATCAAAAACTTATGGACGAAGAGGCAAAAGCTGTAAAAGAAATCATTAAGCAGATGGAAGGTGCTGTAGGAACATTTAGACAAGCAGCAAAAGCCAATGGTTCTGTTGATGGTGATTTGTTTACATTATTTAAAGAAGCTTCTGATAATTTTGATATGTTTATTACGGGTAAATTTAGTGCAGTTGATGATATTTTGAGAGATCCTGCTGTTAATAGTGTTGGTCGTGATGGTGTTTTGTTTGTAAATCAATTTGCAAGTCAATTGAAAAGAATACAACAAGACTTTGCACCACAAATCGCAAGTCCAAAAAATGCTGATGGACAAGCTTATCGAGAGTTAATAGGTGCTTTTGAAAGTATAGCTGGAAAATTAGACAAAGGTTTGACAGGAAAAGTGTCCTTTAATCAACTTTATAATTTAAGAAAAACGATAAGTGATTTAAGATTGACGGCAAGTCCATCTGTAAAACAACAACTAATCGGTCCCGAAGGTTCACCTGGAATCTTAGACCAAATAGATAAAATGTTTAGAGATATGGGGGACACACAAAGTCAACTATTTGCTGATTTGACAGCAAGAGTTAACAACACAGCAACAATGAATAAGTTTAAAAATGCTGGTGCAACTATTAAAGAGGCACAAGCAAAGTTTTTTGAAGGTAAAAGTCTTTTAGAAGATTTGTACACATCAACTGCAATTAAAAACTTAGATACCTATAGAACAGTGCCAGGTGAAATTGATAAAATACCAGCAAATATTGATATTTATAGAACAGTTGTTAAGCCTAACAACGAAGAATTTTTACAGAGGGCAACTCAATTTATAAGAGATTTTGGTGGTCGAACAGGCGGCAGAACTGGAGATCAAATTGCAGATGAATTTGTTGCAAGAGCTGCAAATCAATTTTTAGAGGATTCTATTGAAAGATCAGGCATACTTAATTTTAAAAATGTAAAAGATTTTAATGGGACTCAGTTTGCTAAATCTATTAAAGGACTTGGCACGACTGCCAAAGAATTGTTCGGAGATAAAACAGATGAATTGTTAAAACTTGCTGACGAAATTGGTTCAGTTAAAATAACAGGGCTAGATTCGCAAAGAGTTTTAAATCAATATATTAATGCTGCTGGTGACACAGAAACAATACCAGGTTTACTACAAAAGTTAAGAGGGTTGTCAAACACACAAAAAATATTGGCAAGAGAACAAAAAAATAGAATTATTAAAAAATTACAAGATGAGACATTAGATTTAGACCCGTTAGAGGCTTCAAGGTTTTTAGTGCAAAAACAAACTAAAAACTCTGAAATCAGACCTATAATTAATTATTTTTTTAAAAACAAAGATGATGCTGCAATTCAAAAAATAAGATCTTATTATATGAATAGTATGATAGATGATTTTGGTGAATCACTGATGACAGATGGTAAATCTTTAAATGCTTTTGCAGATAGAATGTTAGCTGCTGCAGAAGATGGAAAACTCCGAACAATTTTTGGTGAAAAGATGGGTAAAAGTATGCAAGATTTTGCTAACATACTTAAATTTAATGCAAGAGCAGCAGAGGGTGGAGATCTTGTTGCAGCTAATATAGCAGCCTCTCCATTTCAAAATTTAGGTAAGCTTGCTAAGTTTACAGTTTTAGGTAATAGATTATTATCTCAAAGCTACTATGATGACATCATAGCTCAATATAGAAACATAACTTTAAAACAATTTAGAAGCCCAGCAGAAAGAGCTAAAGATTTTGGCTCCAAGATGGGTAAATTATTAAGTCAATCACTCGGACAAACCATCGATAACACTGTTAATGAAGTTGAAGATCAAGTAGATGCAGTTCTTGAAAGTTCAGGTGTTAAAGATCAAATAAGAAATGTTACACAACAAATACAACCAGCTATTAATCAAGCTAGAACAAGTGTTAATCAAGTTAGAAACGTAGCTGCTGCACCAACTATAAATCCACCTGCAGGAGGAACACAACTAGCAGGAGTTGACATAACTAATCCAGCTAATGCTTTTTCATTAGGATTAGATCCATCTGACATAGCCATAGCACAGAGAACAAGAGGCACAGCATGAACATAAATGAGCTCAGACAAGAGATACAGAATGACGAGGGACGGGTCAACTCCGTATATTTAGATCATCTAAACTTACCTACTGTGGGCATAGGGCATCTTATAAAAGATTCAGATCCAGAACATGGATTGCCAGTAGGCACAGTGGTTGATGACGAAAGAATTAACGAATTATTCGACCAGGACATTAAAGTTACGCTGTCTGAGTGCGAACAATTATACGGAAACTTCAACGATTTGCCTGAAGAAGTACAAAAGATTCTGGCAAATATGATGTTTAATCTAGGCAGACCAAGGCTTTCAAAATTCAGGAAGCTATGCAAAGCTGTAGCTGATAGAGACTGGCAAGAATGTGCTGTCCAGATGGAGGACAGCCGCTGGCACAAACAGGTAACTAATCGTGCTAATCGTTTAATCTCTAGGATGAAGTCTGTTGATAGCACCTAATCCTAGGCTTGTTACTTTAGCTCTGTAATCGTTATACTCTTCTTTCTCAAATTCTTTATCGATCATTAATCCTAGTTGTTGTCTAATATTTCTTCTCTGATGTTCGCAAATTTTGTTTAGCTTTTCATAACTTTTTAAATCTAAACCAACTGACTTGAATTTTGTTGTGTCTGTCATTATACTACCTCCATGACTTATAAATACCCAATTATACCCAAAAAAACTAAAAGACCCAACAAGTATTTTGCTAAAAAAACATTAGCCTTTGGTTTAAAGTTTGATTCAAAGTGGGAGAGTGAAAGATGGGGACAGTTAAAAGCTATGGAAAAAGCTGGTGTTGTTACAGAATTAGAACGACAGGTACGTTATACTTTGTCAATCAATGACATTAAAATATGTGATTATATTGCTGACTTTAGATATTTACAACAGGACGAAGATGGATTTTCAAAACTTATTGTTGAGGATGCGAAAGGCGTACTAACACCAGAATTTAAACTTAAACAGAAGATGATGAAAGCTATACATGGTATAGACATTCATCTCTCCTATAAAAGTAAACGCTAATTTGCATCAAGAATTTTTTTACTCATCTTCTCAATGGTAGTGGCAAATCATCTTGATATAGTAACTCTGCAATTACTATACCAATTACGACCTTTTGCCATAAATTTTTAGTCTAATCCTTCTATCAGGACTGGTTTTATGATTATAAAGCTTTTCGATCATAATTATAAAATCATCTCGACTACCCTGATTGGTTAACTTAGAAGAAAAATTTTCTACTCTTTTCTTGAATATCGACCAGACAAAAGATTTATCATTCATTACTGCAATCATAGCACGAATAAAATTACATTTTTTCCATTTATCAAAATAATGACTTATCCATAAAATAGATTTAGCAATTTCTTTACCTTTTTCTAAATCATGCACTTTGAAATTACCCTCACGAAATTCTTTATAATCGTGCTGGTCTAAGTAACCTTTACCATTTAACATGGCTAATGAATCAGACACACTAAATCCATAGGTCCTAACAAACCATTCTAAGGTTACATAATGCTCTGCACCTAATTTAAAATGACTTATCATATATTCGTGCATGGTCCATTTTCTATTAACAGAATTTAACTTTCGTATATCTTGTAAAGTTAAACCCTTCTTTACAATATAATGAACTGGCAAACCTAAAACTTTATAAGCTTCAAGTCTGTGTTGACCATCGCACACTTCCATATTCTCATTAACGATAATAGGTATACTTAAATCCCTTTCATCGATATGACCTGAAAGATCTTTAACGTGCTTATTCACTATATCTCTATTTCCAACTAGGTAAGAAAACTTACTATAGTCAGACGTAACGTGTATTTTATTTTTATTTAAATTATTCACTGTTTTATCCTCCTTGAAATAATTTATTTTTTTAAGTTGAAGTTTTAAAAACTTCATCCATTTTCATTTCATATAATTCTCGAAGTTGTTCATCAACTTTCCTTTTTTCTCTTCTTGCGTAACGATACTCTTTTGTCATTAAAGCAACAGTTGAAGCTATTGATCTATTATCCTCCTTTGCTATTTTGACAAAATCTTCGTACACGTTACTGTGAACATTAAGAGACTTAAAAGTATTCGTTTTCTCGAACTCTTCAAGTGCACCGAAAGCAGCCATGTAATCTCCGTCTGGATCAGCGTGCCATCTTTTATCAAAGTAATTACACAATTTTTCATGACCTTCTGCAGCAGTAAGCACACCATTTTGAACTTCATCAAGTATACGCTCTGAAATAACATCCCAAGACTCAGGAGTTACAGGCTTCTGCACCAGGTGCTCTCGTATTTTAGGTCTTCTATAAAATTTACTCAATTTATCCTCCTTGTTTATTAGTAAGTAAAAGTATTATTACTATGTAATTATCTTTAAAAATAAGTCAAGAGAAAAAAAAAGATAGTTTAAATATTGACATATATGTAATGATGTCTATATTAGATGGTGCAAGTAGAAATTTATAAGAAAGCGAGGTTAGTATGGCACAGAATTTCTATGACATGAATGATCAAGAGCTTTTACAGGCAAAGGTTGCCTTGAAGCGTGACATTGATCGTCAAAA